GTGTTCTACTATACTATGAAGACTCCCATCTATCAATCAACCAGAAAAATGATAATGTTAAAATAGGACAATCATACAAGCATTTAGATGCGTTGGGTGTCATATTGATGCTCAACGCATTTTACTTCTGTAAGATAGTATCGAAATGATTCTAATTATTATTGAATTGAAGTCGTCGTCCTACACTTCCAATGAAACGGCGGAAATGGAGTGTGCGCTCCTGAAACACCTACCGGGTTCATCTCTGAGTCGTATTCGATCTGATTGTCTTTGATCCAGGGTGCAAGGGCTTTAATGTGTTCCCGGGCATCATCCAGGCTGTTGGACTTGGTATCCAGAGCCATCAGGTTATCCATCACCTCGATTGCATCGTTTAGGGGGTATATCTTATCCTGAGCAGCCAAAGCCCGGCAGATGTCACTGGTGCGGTCATCCAGGATCACCACAAGTTTGTAGTATCTAGCTTTGGCTTTCTTGTATCCCTGCAGCCTTCCGAATTCTCGGATTCTGAGTGCGGTGTGCTCTGCCAATCCTTGCCAGTAGTGAGAGGATCTGTTGGCGATGTCATTGAATTGGTCTTTGAGTGTATCGGCAAGCATCTCTTTGGTATAGCCTTGTTCGATGGCTTTGGAGAGCGTATCAGTGAAGTTCTGCCTGACATCTGCTTCGAAATGGTTGCCTATCCAGAACAACTGCTGCTTCTGGATGGTGGAGGAGAGATGCTGATCTTCAATCCCCCAGAGACCAATGCTGGTCTTGGTAGGAGCTTGTACTTGCGTGTCCTTGAGTCCGAGCCGCACACAGCGGTCTATTATCGCTTTGGTGGGCTCATTGACCAGGGCTGCGAAGTCATCTCCCAACTGGGTATTGATGATGCCCATAAGCTTATCAATGGAGTCCTTGTTGATCTTCTCGGCTCGGGGCATGTCACTCAGCATTTGGATGGCAAGCCTGGTCGCATCTCTGATCTCGGTTTTCCAGGCATTGTTGAGTACCCGGTAGTACTCCAACATGAGCTTATCATAGTAGTTCATTAGAAGTTGAACCTCCGGACTTTGACCCTGTTCCTGCCGATATCGTATTCGGAGAAACGCTCCAAGCATCCGGCAAGAGCATCACAGCCATCGATATAGCCATCAGGATAGGTAAGGAACTGGGAGATGAGGGTTGGAGTATCCTGCCCCTCCGGAAAGAGCACCTTGGCTGTCTCGATGATGGTCTCAGTTCTCTCAATACGCAGGTTCTTGTTATCTTTGTTATCGATGCGCTTGATTCTGTGACTGATCGGAGGGAGATGGTTATCCTGTGCCCATCTGTCAAAGTCGGCCAATATGCGAGCCTGTCCGTAGGTGGTTTCACAGGCTGCTCTGGCTTTAACTCTGTAGATTCGATCCAACTCCTGATAGGCATCATAGTAATATCTAAAGAACTTGGTGTTCTCAGTTTGACGTATCCAGACATTGATAACATAGAACCTATTACCATCATAGCCTATGGAGATAACAGCCTTGTAACAGCCCTTCTCTCCCCAGGCAGGATCGGCATAGAGCCAGACCCGCTTCATCTGAGATGGCTCAGGCAGAGATCTATACTTGGTGAACCAGTGATTCTTGAAGATGTTCCCTTCGATTACCGGCTGTCCAAGCATCTCTCTCTGATACCCGGTATGTCCGAACTTGGCTCTCATGTTTGGTAGAGTGGCGGTCGGGTACTGAGCCTCCCAGGTGGACTTGCCGTGCTGATCTTCGAGAGAGAAGCGCAAAATCGCTTTCTGGTGCGTTTTCAGTACTGATTGGTATCCCAAGTCCAAATCAGGATTATCGGCCCGTAAATCGCCTAATATGAGTTCTTGAAACTGGCAGATGGAGTAATTAGGATGTACCAGGTTACCGAGCCAGACGATCTTGCCACTTCCCTCGGGTGAGAGCGCTCCGGCAAGCTCCTGGGTTATCTTCTCCATACGTCTCTTGCCGATTGTCTGGTTGCCCATGTTCTCTTCTTTATCGATATCATCGCAAACAATCAGCCCGGGACGTTTCGCTGTCTTAGGATTGATCGTGCCTCTATGACTCTGTTTGATGCTTCTGGCTCTGATTCTGGCTTTATTCTTGAGATAGAAGTCGAGATCAAAGCTGTCCATTGGTTGCAACTCCGGATAGTCCATAGTGAGTCGCTTATTGTTCTGCAGCTCGTGCAAAGTGAAAGCTGTGCGCTCCTGAGCCAGATCTATGTCTGCGGCTGTATGGATCACGTATCTCTCACCCCGGATGATCATCCAGATCGGATAGACCACTCCCATGAGAACCGTTTTGCCCAGCCCACGAAAACCGGTGATGGCGATGATGCCTGAGCCCTTATCAGTTTCATCGAACATGGTCTCGTGCGCTGGGCAAAAAGGTAGTGGGAAGATATGCGGGAAATAGGTATGGCAGAAGAACGAGAAGGCATCCCATCCTTCTGATGTGGTGCGTCTTATCCGTTCTGCCTTGGCTTCAGGATTATCGTCTATAAAAGGCAAGACGGAGATCGTTTTGGATGCGATCTCCGTCAGAGCCTTGTTATGCCGCTGAATGAACTTCTTAGGCATAACCGGGTAACCCCCCGACGCCCAGGGGAACGGGCGTCGGGGACCCGGTGGTCGGAGGACTGACCATGTCGGGCTGTTGGTTTGGAGGGTCTGTAGGCATGGGCTTAGGCTTGAGAGGCCTTATGTAGGATGCAGGAAGGTTAACCATTTCTCACTCTCAGATATTCTGCCAGATCGTGCAGAATGCTTTGGAACTGCTTGAGCAAGGTCTCATGCCCTTTCTCGATCATGAAGTCGGTAACCTGATCCAGGAACTTGACGATGTAGTCGTTCAGTTCTTTGGAAGGTTGCCGGTCCTTCTGATCCTGCTTCATCATGCTTACCAGACTCTGGATGGCAGTATCGGCAGGGTTCTTGGCATATTCCCGGAGCGCTTGAATGAGTGCCTTCTTACGGGCTATGGCGATCTCGTGGTCGAGTTGGTTCTCTTCTTTGAAGAGCTCGTCCCACTTACCACCTTTAATCCACTTGCGGACGGTGATATCGGAGACTCCGAAGATCACTGCCAGCTCAGTGGGATCGGTCTTGCCGTTTAAATAGGCTTCCTTGCAGTTGTCCCGCTTGATGCGGAACTCACGGCTGTTACTCATACTCTGGGCGTACCTTGTGCTTTAGCAGATAGAGGTTGAGGTCTTTACCGGAGCAGCGCAGCTGTCCGTTTTCTTTAGTTCTGAAAGCAGGCAGAGGATCACCGATGTCACGTATCCAGCGGTAGACGCTGGAGCGGTCGACCTTGAGCATGTCTGCTATCTCATCGGTGCGGTAAGTGCGTTCATCATTGAAGATGCTCATCGTGTTCAGTTCCTCTGCAGTGTTGGTATTCATAGGTGCCATTATTCATTCTCCTGTGCTTTTATCAAATAGAGATGCATTACGCTGCCACTGTTTCTCACAGAGCAGGGAAGTTGAGGACGATCTGGCGGAACTGGCCCGACTCGTCACGTTCATAGAAATTGATGTACTGCTTGGTGGATACCACTTGGATGGCCTGGTCGATCAGTTCCATCGCTTCCTTCCAGGTTTGATCTTTGATGTTGTAACGGCGAAGGCGCAGGATGCGATACTTGGCGATCTCGCCTTTCTTATCGACCTGAAAGGCCTCGGTGATGATAGCTCGGAGATTGACGTTGGAGTCGGCAGACCAGGCTTTCAGGCACTCATCGATCTTCTGCTTGGCGAGTTGGAGTTCGATGCCGAACTGGATGCGTTCTTTGAACCTGATCTCGACCCGGTACTTGCCATCAAAGCTGTTGAGGACGGCATTGCCCTTCCAGTCCAGTCCATTCTTTTCGGCTACCTGTTGGAGATACAACTCCACGTCCTCAAAGAACTGGTTCTTGTCAGCTACCATGCGGTCATGCAGCTTGATAGCCCGGTTGATGGTCTTGGTTACGATGGCATCCTGCTTCAGGATCTCAGGTCTAATGATCGAGGTGGGGATGCTCTGTCCGTTAGCGTCTATACGAGTGGGTAGGGGCTTCTTAGCCTTGGGGGTCTTGGGTGTGTCCATTAGATGTCTCCTTATTATCTTTGGCTTTCTTTTCATTCTGTTTGATGTAGTTCTGCAGCATTGCGATCACAGCTCTGCGCTCCTTCTTGTTAAGTAGATTCCAGTGAGTCTTGGAAAAGTGGTTGATCATGAATGCCCTCAACTCGGACTCGGTCCAGCCTGTGCTTTTCATGAGATAGAACATATACTTGCCCTGGCGGTCGAAAGTAAAGACTTGAGGTCTGCCATGCTTACGGTATTTGAGCAGGAGTGCCTTCAACTCAGTTAAGCGATCCTCCGGCAAGGCTCTGAGCGATTCGCCATAGCCCAGCCCTTTGATGATGAACCTGAAGGCATCAAGCGGCCAATGGAATTTCTTGACCCTGATGCCATGTATCTGTTGACGTAGTTTTCGTTCTCGCTGTTCCTGAGTCATAGAATGCCCTCGCTGTTTACTTATTGATAGTGGGTTGAGTTGTTTTCTTGCGGCGTCTTTGGGGTTTGATGCCGCACTCGATCCGTTTCTGTCTGATGATGCCCTTGGTGATTACAGTGCCCACTTTATGCATGTTCTCATAGCAGGTTACATAGTATCCGGCCTTTCTGATACCGACGGCATCCACCGAGATCAGAGCCTCCAGATACTTGAAGACCCACTGGCGGCTTCTACCGATTTTAGCGGCAATTGCTCTGATAGATCTGATGTAACAGTCCTCCAGTGACCACATGAGCTTCTCGCAGTCTTCGATGCTATAAGCCCAATTAGTACAGTGGATGGTGCTGATTCTGGCTGTGTGCTCATAGTCCCGGCTATAGACGGGATCACGTTTCGAGATCTGGCGAACACAGTTTTCCGCTACCAGTTCATTCAAAACACGCTTAATGACTCGCCGGGACAGTCCTGTGCATTCCATGATCTGCTCTATCACAAAGAAGTTTCTGCTGGAGGTGACGAAGCGGATAACCAGATCTTTGGAAGTCATAAGGCCCCCAGTTTGGTATTGATCTCGTTCATGGCCTGGATGGGGTTCATTTTGCTGCGAAGTTCGATCATGTGCATGATCTTGATGGCCTTTCTCAGGTTGCCGGCTGCGTTGAAGTGGATATAGTTGACCAGAGACTCCGGGCAGGGACAGTTCATCATTTCCTGGGTAAGTTGTCGGATATCTTCCTTGCTGATAGTCTCGAACTCGTAGAAGAAGTTGCAGCGGTCGAAGTAGTAGGCATTGATCTGGTTGAGCCTGTCCTTGGCATTCTGCATCCCTACCAAGATCACCACTGCCAAGGTTTGATCCACCAAGTCCCGGATCGATCCGAGTAACTGAGGATAGCGGAAGGCATAGTCGATCTCATCGATAATAATGACGGTATCCTCATTATCAAGCAGTAGTTGGATACATTGCTTATAGATGTTGTTGGTGGTTCCCAC